ATGAAAGCAACAAAACTTGTATCATTAGCAATACCTGTTCTATTATTAGCAGGTTGTGGGGTATCAGAAAAATCATCTGAACCTAAGACAGAAACAGTAAGTAAGGAAGACAATAAACAAACAGTATCAGCAAGAGAATATCCTTCTACCATATTAGACTACCATAAAGAGTTCTACCGACAGTTAGACCCGTTTGGTACGTCTTTTGATTCTTTCCTTAAAGGGGTGGGTTCAAAACATGACTTGTTAGATGTTATAGACAATTCAGAAGCAGTACTTGATAAGATAGCAAACATTGAACCTCCTTCTGAATATAAAGACGACCATGAAAAGATTATTGAAGGTATTAAGTCTATGAAAGGTGGATTCAAGGAAATCAATCAGGCTATCAATGACCACCAGTCTGATGCTGATATAAAAACAACAATAAACTTAGTAAGAAACGGTACTGATAACCTTCAAAAGGGTAATGAAGAATGGACTCCTTCTTTAAATAAACTCTTTAAGATTAACAAAGAAGGTAAGTAACAGCTTAGAGATTATCAATTGGGGGCAATTTAGTAATGAAAACAAAGAAACTAGTAACATTAGCAGTTCCAATTATGTTGTTAGCAGGTTGTACAACAGAGACATATGGACTTACACAGTCAGAGTTACGAAAAGTGGACAAAGAATATTAATCAAGTAAACTAACGATATATCAGGAGGTTATTTCATGAGTTATGATACTGTAGCATCGCTACAACGTATGCAACAATTAGAACAAGCTCAAGCGGCAACTGGGAAACGTATAGTTTTAAAGCCAATATATTCTTCTGTTGATGTTGCGTTAATAATCGTTGCGGTTATTCTATTCATTCCAACCTTTACTTTCTCTTTAGTGGCATTTTTAGTTTACTATTATACAAAATTCTTTTTCATGAAAACACGATTAGTAAAGAATGTAGCTACTGGTGAAAAGTTTTATGTGGATAAACAAGAATTCAAAGATTATAAGAAGAACTTTAAGAAGAAGGAAAAACAAGTTAGAAGAATTTCTGATTTGTAATAAATAAAAACATTATAAAAGAAAAGGAGATGTTTGTATGTGTAAAACACTCGATGACAAAATTGTTAAATGGTTTGATACTTTAATAAATCAAGGTTATTCAATTGATGCAGCAGAAAAAAAATTAATAAAAGATCGTGAAGTTTATTTTGGTCACCTTAGTAGTATTGGTCGTTTAGAAAGTTCAATAAGAGAACACGGAATTTACTTACAGTGTAAACAAAATGGTCATGACTTTACAGAACCTACTGATGATAGTGGATCTGTAATGTGTAAAAAATGTCGTGTATTTGACTGGATTAAGTAATAATTAACTATAATTTTGAATCTAGAAAAATCAGAGAAATAATAAAAAAGCCGCCCAATTAAGGACGGCTTCAACTATTATTTCACTTTGATATATTCGTAAAACCATTTTCCACCTGGTCTAGTATCCATCCACCAAGTAATTTTATCTAGTTCTGCATTAGGTAAAACCTCAGTTTGGATATAGCATAATCCTGTAAGTGGATCAGTAATGACACTACCTTTCGTTCCTCGTTCGTTCATTGCTTGAATTGCTTCGTTTAGATAATTTGTACCAAATCCACCTGATTTAACGTATTGATAACCGCCATTATTCACGTTGCCACCTCCATTTTGAATAGATTTACCAACAATGACTTCAGCTACTGCTTTAGCCGCTTTATCAAAGTTATCTCGGTACTTTTGCATATCAACTTCATTATCGATAAAACAAATCTCAGGTAATAAACCTGTCTTCGTTTTATTGATCCAACCTAAATCAGTAGATAATTTGATTCCTCGATCTCTTAATCCAAATGCATCAGCCATAGCCTTTGAAATTTTCGCTGCCAATTCTCTATTTCCATATGAAGGATGCAACCAAACTTCACAGCCTGTACCACCTGGAGTAGCGTTTAAATGAAACTGTAAATCCACGTTACTATCTGCTACACGTAAATGATTATTTGCTGCATTGCTCCAAACTGCGGTTTGTGTTGTTCCAACTTCATCAGAACAGTTTACATATTTCCATCCAGCTGCTTGTACATATTTAGCAACTGCATCTAGAAACTTTCTATCCTCTACATGCTCTTTCCCATAAATGCTGTTTGCACCTGGAACGATATAGTTATGACCACCTGAACCCGCAAATTTACCCATTATTCAACATCTCCTTTTTTCTCTTCTTGTTTTTGTTTACCACCTAAAATTTCAACTGCATTTGTTAATGCTGAAGGTAATGGAATTCCCATACGTCCAGCGTTTTCTAAAAGCGATAGCAATTCATTACCCATAAAGAAGAAGATCGTCGCTTCGCGAATAGCACTATTTGTTCCTATAACTAAATCAGCTTGAGTAGCTGCTGCAACTAATAAAAATAGCACCACCTTTTTGGCGATGCCTTTGAAACCTATTTTGCTTTTTAACTCTCCATTAAATCCCGCAGCGAATACTCCTGTTAAATAGTCGATAGCTGCCATGATAACTAGAACTTTCAATGTTGTATCCCATCCTCCCAAAAAATACCCACAGAAGCCACCAAACGTAGCTATAAATGCTTTTAGTAATACATCAATACGATCCACATTCTTTCCTCCTTATTTAAAATAAAAGAGAAGCGTTTCCGCTCCCCTCAATTTATTTATCTTCTGTTGGTTGATACGGTACACCAGTGATTTTTTCGTATTCCTCTGGTGTGATCTTTCCTCGTCTTACAAAGATAGCTACATCTTCCTCATCATAAAACTCTGGAAAGAAATCCTTACAAACTTTATAAAAATCTAGTCCTGCTGCCTTTTGAATTGCCATATTAAAGCACTCCTTCTTTAGTTAGTTGTAAAATTAAATCAGCTTGTCGTCCGCTCATGTCAGCTATTTGTTCCTCTTGCTGCATTGAGTCAAGAATTAACGCTGCATTTTGCTTACGCAATGCCTGTGTAGGTGATTCCTCTTTGTATTGTTCAACCTTCTGATTATATGTTTCAATGTTAATTACACCTGCATTAACTAGATTCTGAACCGTTTCGTCCAATTGACTCATTTCTTCATCTCCTCTGCTTTTAAGCGCGCTAAAATATCCACTAGCAATGCTGAGTGGATTGAGATCATTGTTGTATTATCACTTTGTCTTACATTCATATCATCAATGGTAGAACGTACTGATTGATTGTATGTTGTTTTTACATCGACTGCGTTTGTTGTGTATTTATGCTTATTCATAAGTAAATACGTTACGTAATAGTTCTTTGCTGCATCGACATTATTCATAAGCTGCGGATATGTTTGTCCATTTTCGATATACGTTGTAAAAGGCTCAGGTTCTAATTCTTTATATACAGCAATGACTTTAGCAGAAGCCTTACTAAGAACGCCCTTTTTAGTACCTGAGTCAAATGGTACCTTCTCCCTAACCACAACTCCGCTATCAACAGTAACTTGTGTAGGTCCGTCCACAACGATATCGCCCTCTACTTGTACCACTTCAATAGTCGGTTTAAGAAGCTGATATGTTAATTTATACGGTGTATAATTCACTGCTTTATTCGCTTTAACAAAAGCTAATGTCTGGGTTGGTGCATCGCTGCCATCCACAATAGACTTCCATGCTGTAGGTTTTCCGTTTGTATCAGCCGTTTTTACTGCCCATCCATTCAAGAATGCAAGGATTTCATCTGTGGAAGGTGTATATGCTTCACCCCAACCACTAACAGTATTAGAAACGGTTAAAAAGAATGTTGTATTTCCTGTCCCTACTGCATCGTTTGATTGTGCTGCCGTGCTGTATGCTTCACCTTTTAAAACAGTTCCATTTGGACTAACAGCGTACATATTACCACTTAGTGCAACAATGTTCGCTGGCTGATCTGAAAGCAATCGTTTATATCCAGTGAAGTTTGTATTGTGTCGCCAGTTTGGTAACTTATCTAAAGGAAAATCCCGTTCCCATTTACGCAATACTTTCCATTCTGTTCCGTCTTTGTACAGCACGTCATTTATGCCATTTAATCCGGCTAATATAGCATTCGTATATAAATACGATGTATTTTTTGGTACGAATGGTTTTGGTTTGTCTCCAAGAGTTAGCATTGGATTCCTAAAATGGAATTTACCTTTTTCAGTATCATTCAAAAATCTAACTCTAATTTCAGTTAGATTACCAACATTGAATTTTCCTTTTCCAAAAGCAAGACCTGTTTTTCCGTCTTTACTCCATACCTCAAGAAACTTATTGGATTCCACAGCAATGTAATAATCCTGATTTGGAATTACTTTGATATCAACAGTAGACATTTGATAAGAGCCATTTGCCTCTAATTCCATTTCATATGGACTCATAATTTTCGCATTGGCATGTAGATTCCACTCAGTAAACGGTGGGAATAAGTTCTCTCCTTCAGCAGAAATAACAGGATTCAAATGTTTTACACCTTCAACATAAGGGAACTTGTCTGCTAGTTTCTGCCCAACATATTCCGGGTCTAAGTCTATTTTGTTATATGTTGCATCATCAACCTCATAAATTCTCATGTTAGAGTACCCAATAGAAGTAGTTAGTCCCACGTCTGAATAATTATAGATTACTAATCTGTCAATATCCTCTGCTGGATTGAATTTTAAATATTGAACTACGACAACACCTTTAGGTACATCGAAAATTTTCGCGGCATTCGTGTCATTAGTTAAATGAAAATACAAATGGCCTCTTACTTTATCTTCATCTGTATAACAATCCACTAACGCAATATATTTCTTGCCTTTATCTAATTTAAAAGGGCTACTCAGACCTCTAGATGTGAATTTATCCTCCGGGACTGAATAAGCAACCTGCCACAACCTGCCGTTTTTATGGATTACTTCAGGTGTTTTAGCCATATTAAATTTACTAGTGAATAAATCAGCCATGCCATCACCATCGGAATCTACCATGTTACCCTTGTTACCTAACAAATTAACCAAGGTACGTCCTGGAACTTCAATTCCTAATGGACTCGGTACAGAAGCATTTACCACATTTACACCATGCTGTAGTAATTGTGTTTTCTTTTCAGTCTCCATAGTATTTTTATGGATTTCACGAATAAGAGTACCAACAGATCCACGAGCAACTCCATCGGCTCCTAAACGAGCATCTACTATTTCTGTATTATCTTTGTTTCCATTCGCAACGATGTTATCCATACGTTTATTTGTATCGCTAACATCTTTCTTCAGTCCTTGCATTTCTGTTTGTGCTTGCTGTAGAAATGGAATGTTAATTTTTTTCGCTTCATTTACTACAACCGCTGCATCGTTGACAATGCTATCAAATTGCTGCTGCGCTTCATTAATTTTTGCTAGTGAATCATTTAATAACGCTGTGCTATCTTCCTCAAATTTAGAAAGAGCTGTATTAATTTGACCTTTTACTGTTTCTAACACACTTTGAATCTCTTCAACTGTGGTATACACTTCATTTTTCAGCTTTTCAAAATCAGATACATAGTATTCTGCTAATCCTGTATTATCTTCATCAATCATTGATTTATTGATTCTAAATGTAAATTTATGCGTAGAAAGGATTTGCTTATTATCGTAATAAAGATATAATTCTGCGCCTACAATACCAGGGCGCATCATATTTCCTTTGAGTATATAGGAAACTAATCCATCCACTTTGTCATTAATTACAGCATCATCAAAATCAACACTTCCATCTGAAAACTTCATAAATAACTTCGCTGTTAATGCTGAAAGTGGAAGTGCTTGTCTATCTTTTTCAATTCTCATTAATAGTCTTGCGGTGTCTATATCATGCGATTCAAATACAATCGATGTTAAAACTGTATCCGCAACAGCATCTGCATTTAGTTTTATATTACCGTCTTTGTATATCATTTTTTCACCTCTATTCTGAGATTTCTTCATCGTCTAATTCAAACTTAGGAAGCGGATAAACCTTTTCATAAGCTTCTTCATCTGGAATATGTTCTTTTCCTGTTCCGTCATATCTTGCAACTGCATCACCGCTATCACTAGATTCAAACCTAACTGCGGCGCGATACCCCTCGAGCGTAATACTCCCGTTTGATACGGATGCACGAACTTGGATGCCGATATATTCGGTTCGTTTTGTACCATCATGTGTAACATTGTAGTTAGATGGAAAAGCTAATATTTCCCCATCTAGCGGAATTGTATGTGTGCCTGGTCCCAACGTATGGATTGACTCGAAATATCTACCAGCTAGCATTTTGTCATAACTATTATCACGGTGAAACTTTTGATAAATTAAAGGGTTCAAAGTTAAGGTGAGAGTTTCTTTTGTACTTACAGTTATTGATCCTCCAAGCGTTGCGATACCTTGCCTTAAAATAGGGAAATTAAAGTAAGTGTGTGGAACTCTATCTTCATATTTCTTAGAATAAACAACAGGATTTAAGCCGTTATTTTTATAAACAAGTCGTTTAGTAAAAGGTTCATCACCAACAAAACCATTCGGTTTTTTCTTCATAGCACACGCTTGAATAATGATATTTCCATACCATTCAAGTGCCGTTGTCATTTCTACAGAATCACGTTCTTTTTTACCACGTAAAAGGTTTTTCCATTCTGGGTTTGCCGCCAACATACCATGCTCATTAGCTGCAAAGTTTGAGAATGTAGGAACTGCACTTGTTCCCCATACAATACGATCATCTTGTTTGTACATTGAACGAATAACATTGGTGAAAATACTATATAAGCTGTTCTTATGCCGTGGAGTGAATATAATGAATTCCGCTTCCACAGTGATTATTGTATGTAAGTCAAGGAATGCAAAGGCATCTTTATGTTGATTGATAGTATCCCTTACATAACGTGCTTCAACTTCACTAAATGGCGCTTCACCCTTATAATATTCTCCGCCTGGTTTTCCTTTGATTGATGTATATTCATCCCATAGATAAGATGAGTTACGGTTCAAATCGACACCGCGGCTATTTTGACGTCTAAAGTTTCGGAATCCCCAAGGATTAATCATTGGTAGTACGATAATTCGCACGTTATGACGAATATATGCAAGTTGTGGATGCTTCGCCCAATCCTTAACAATATGCCCTAAAAGCAAAGGGACTACAAATTCAGATGTAAACTCATTACCATGTGTACCAGCTGCAACAATCACTTCTTTTACAGGATTTTTAGGTTCAAAAATAAACTTGTAAATATTATGTTGGCCAGATTGGTCTTTACCCATTAATTCCTTTCGAACATATCCTGGATCAGCTTTTACAAGTGGATCGTACATATTTGTAATGAATTTCTCTGGATCCCTATCAGGTGGAAACAACGGTGAATCAGAACTACAATCTGGTTGTACTGGAGGTTTCCAATGTTCGGATGCTGCACCCGTCACCAGCTCTGCTACTTCTATTTTTTTATCAACATCATCTAGCCTTCTGCCGAGTAACTCAAATTTCCCTCGAGCATCCACAACCTCTTCATTGCTATCCCCACCAGCATTAAGGATAAGGTTATCGACTCTTTTATCAGTTTTATTCGCTAATTTGGAAACTGACTCTGTTTCTTTGTTAATGGCTTCTATTCCATCTGCAATGGATTTTCGAACATCTTTACCATACACTGCATTTCGAATTTTATTTATAAAACTCATTACATTAGCCAAGTTCTTCGCCTCCCTTTTCCAAAGCAGCTAAACGTTCTTTGATATTTTCTAAATCCTTGTTCATCAGCGTGATCTCCTTGCTGTTTGTTTCAATTGCTTTCTCACTGGTTACCAGCCTTTTATCAACTGCAGTAATCTTTTTAGCATTCGTTTCAACGTTACCTTGAATTTCAGAAATGACTTCCGATGTAGGCAGTTTTTGTATTTCTTCTTCAATTTTCTCTAGTGAATCCCCTAAATTAGATACTAATTGGATTACCTCTTCCAAATCAGCATCCTCAACGGCTGATTTCAAGGCTTGTAATTCTACCTCTGCTTTTTCTAAAGAAGTTGACAGTGAACTAATTTTGTTACTTTGTCTTGATACTGTTCGTTGTAATTCAATTACTTTTTGAGAAGATGAATTCAAATCACTTTGGTATTGATTGAGCGTTTTTAACTTATCACCAATTGTAAGTGATGCATCTTGTGGACTATTGATATCTAAAGATTTCCCTACAATCCTTAATCGCTCATTTATTCCCATGATTGGATTAATAACCGGGTAAGTATTTCCCGTTTCAAATGAATTGATATCCAATCCAATCAAAGATAGATCAACTGCACTAATTTTGTATTGAACATGTGCCGTCTTCTGATTTTTAAGCCATTCTTTCCCTTTAGAAAGTAAATTTTCAACAAGCGTTACATCATCCCATGTAATTGAACCACCTTGTATACCAAATTCCTTTATTGCTTCCACATCATCAAGATAAGGCACCCCCTTATTGATAGATTCAATAGTTAAACGTGCTTCGGATGCATCGGTTGCCCCTTCTTCTTCTGATTCAATTCGTGACCCTAAAGGTGTTAAACGAGTAATAATTTCAGTCGGATCTATGTCGCAAGACATGCTTATTAGATTTTTTGCAATCTTAATTTCAGCCTTCTTATCTTCACCAACCCGTTCTAAATAATCTAAAAAACGAACTCCGTTTACTTTACGTATTTGGAGTTCGCCATCTAATTTATCTAGTAATTTTTCTTTAATGGTTTCAAATGTATCTTTCTCAGCAGATAAATAAAGATAGAGATTATCTGTAGAATTAGTAACCGTTACATTTCCAACTATAAATCGTTTATACTCTTCTACTTGCTGATTATGATACTCAAGAATTTTTGTGAATAGTTCCTTTGGTGTACCCCTAAATTCCAAATGTTTCTGAATAGAATCATGCAAGTATCCAAGTTCCCCTTCGCACTCATACGAATCACTATGAAGCCCTGAGTTATCCATATCTTTACTCGGCCCTAATACCCGTCCTTCAAATTCATACTTCTGGGTATGAGTATTAAAAACATGAATTAAAGTTTTAAGTGGTTTAATTTTATTAAAACCAGGGTTATTCATATAAAATCCAAATCTAAATGAATCGATTAAATTTATTTCCCTTTTTATTACCCCAGAAGCTAATTTAATGCCATCCACATCTGGACTATGAACAGTGATTGGTACACCATCATTAATAATCGTTACTTTATACATTAAATCAGCTCCTTATAGAACCGGAATGATATTTTACCTTCACCCTTGATGGTCATTATATTTTCGCCTGATTTCAGTTTAAAATTATCGTCTTTTGTAACACCTTTTGATATAGAATAAGTGATTCCAGATTTAATAATTGTCATCCGACTCGATGTACTAATAGTAGGTGTTACATCTGGAGTACCTACATTTAATAACATAATGGTTAATGAATCATTCACTTTAAAATCAGTCATTTGGGAAACATCTAAATCAAAGTTGAATGTATCCCAAATATCATTACCTTCAGCTATTTCACAGATCATGAATGGATAGGCTTTAAATGTAACTTTAAGCGTTCCTGTTTCCCATTCATCCTCAAATGATGCTGCATCTTCTACTTCAGCTAAAAAATAATAACCAGGTAGAGCATCGTCATAGAGTCTTTGTTTTCCGCCACTGTTCATAAGCCAATTAATCAACTCTGTTTTTGCAGCGTTCATCGCTTCCGGTGTATAGTTCCCTCTCTTTAGAACATTAAAGGTATAGGTTAACGGTCTTGAAGTATATGTTTGTGAACCATATATTTCACTAAAATCATATTCAACATTTGAAAATGGAACTTTCACAATGATTTTTTCTTTTGACGGAAAACCTACATCTCTATCTGAAATAGTATATTCCATATCGTAATACGAATGCTTTCCATCAAACACGATTCCATACATTATGCTAGTCCCCTTTCAATTTTTCTAATCCGCACTCCACCTTCATGATCTGTATAATCACCAGTGATTTGAGCAAACGTTCTTCCATCAACTTGTAATATAATTGGACGGTCTTTACTTGTTTGTTGTGGCATCGTAGATGCAATTCCTCTTCCAATCTCTCCAAGCGTTTTTTCATTAAGAGGTAAAACACCTTCTGGTCCAGCTTCTCCTGCACCTTGATAACTCCCATTATTCATTCCAAAAATAGTGGGACGTGTAAAAATACCACCTTTAGCACGCCATTCTACTCCAAATCCAGATGGATATTCAATATCTTTTCCCAAAACATTTTTGTGACTAGTCTGCAGACTAAAGTGTGGAAGCTTAGGCATTTCTGGTTTAGGAATTTTTAGTTTCAAATTCGTAAAGAATCCTTTGATCTTATCAATGAATCCTTTCACTCCATCAACCGCTTCCCTTATTGGATCCATAATGAACCGCTTAGCCGCTTGAAATTTTTCTTGTGCGGCATTCTTCACTGAATCAAATTTTTCTCTCGCACTATTATATAATTCACTAAACTTTTGTTTTGCTGAATTATAAGCTTCTGTAACTGGTTGGATAACATATTGCTTCACCGCATTCCACGCTGAAAGTGTCATAGATTTAATTTTTTCCCAGTTTGAATTTATCCAATTTGCTAATTCACCAAGTTTTTGTTTCGTTGTATTCCACAATTCCTGAACAGGTTGAATGACATATTGTTTTACTAAATTCCAAGCTGCTAATGTAAAAGATTTAATCTCTTCCCATTTACTAGATAACCAGGATGTCAACTCTCCAATTTTTCCTTTCACTGTATTCCAAGCTTCCTGAACTGGTTGAATGATATGTTGTTTAAACATATCCCAAGCAATTTGAGCTGCCGCTTTTATTAGCTCCCAATTATCACTTAACCAGGTTGCTAATTCGCTAATCTTTTTACTTACTTCCTCATAAGCTTTTTGAATCGGCTCAATAATATATCGGCTAATAGCGGCCCAAGCAATTTGTACACCTGCTTGGATTAGTAACCATCCAGCTTCTAGAACAGTTGAAATAAGAGAAATAATCGGATCTAAAACTGTAAGTATTGTATTCCAAGTTTCTTCCCAAGCTGTTTTTAATTGATCCCAAATAGAAGTTGCTGTTTCAACAATACCCGTCCACAATTCACTGAAAAATTCACCTAAAGGAGATAATATACTATTTGCTAGTTCGATGAATGAAGACCACAATTCTGAAAAATAATCAGTAATACCTGTCCAAATTTCCGATGCTGTCTCTAAGATACCATTCCACAAATCAGCAAAGAATTGCCCAATAGGTTCAAAAAACTCATGTGCCATATCTAAGAATGAAGACCAGGCATCAGAAAAATAATCTACAGTAGCAGACCAAGCATCTTCGCAAGTCTGGACTATACTATCCCACAATTCACCAAACCAATCTTTAAATTGCGACCACTTCTCTGAAAGCCAATCAGTTATAGCACCCCAGTTTTGAATAGCCCAAATAACTCCGGCTATTACTGCAGATACTCCTGCGATAATAAGCATGACAACTCCAAGCGTTGTACCCAATACACCAACCGATACTACAACTGCTGCAATGATGGGCGCCAAAGTACCTACTACAGCTACTAATCCAGCAAAAATATAAACAAAATTTTGAATCGGTTCAGGTAAACTTGTAAACCACTCCACCACTGATTTAATCCCTTCAACTAATGGCGGTAAAATAGTTTGTGCTAGATCAGCCAATTTCTGACCAATCGGCTCTAAGGCCGCTTGTGTTTCTCTTAACGCTTTTTGAAATTGTTGACCAAGTGATTCTTCTTGAATCTTTTTCATTTCTTCCATACTGCCATTTACGTCACCAAGACCACCATTTACATCAGTTAAGCCTAAAACAGCTTTGTTACCCATATCTTCAAATTTAACTCCAAAAATAGCAGTACCAAGCTGAGTGGCTTCAACTTGATTGTCCATTTCTTTCAAACTTCCAATAACTGATTTAAACACATCAGCCGCTGTCGCTTTTCCATTTTTGAACGATTCCCAAACATCTTGTGTCTTTTGGGGTAATTCTCCAAAAGCATCAGAAACACCCTTACTTCCATCCTGTACACGTATACCAAACTCTTTTACAAGGTCGTTTATATAATCGAGATTATCCTTAATACCCCTGCTTTCGCAGTATTTAAAAGGGAGTAGACTATACCACCAACTCATTGAGTTGCCCTTTGGTAGTCGTTGAGGGCTTCCTTTCGGTTATCCCTGCTGATTGTCCAATCCTTTAGATTGTTACGGCGTTTGCTCGTACTAAAGGCTCTAAGGAGTTTCCAGCATATTCAGGGTTTCCAACATATTATCGCTAATATGTGGCGCAATTCCTTACGATCCATCTCGAGTTCCATTTGCTAAAATTGTAAACATTTCATTAGCTGTGAACCCACCCTGCTTGAAGAGCGGAACATATTCTGAAAGGTTGTCAAAAAGCTCGTCTGAATAATTCAACCCTGCTTGCGCACCAGCTGCAAGTAAATCAAATGTTTCTTGTGTAGATAAGTTAAATTGAGACATTACTTGTCCAGCACCACGAGTCGCTTCGTTTAAATCCACATCATAGAGCTTCGCAAGTGTTAAAACATTCTCTGATGCCCCTTGTAATTCTTCATGTGGAACGTCACGCATATTTTGATAGACTTTTATTAGTGCATTATCTACCTCTTCAAGATTTTCACCAAATCCCTTTTTCCACGTATCCACTGCAATCTTTTGAAGGTTTTCAGCACCTTTAGATGTTAATCCTAGAGAAGCTTGAATCTTTCTTTGAGAGCTATCAAAGTCTATCGCTATCCCAACAGTTGCTTTACCAAGTTCAATCAGTTTCTCTGACATCCCTTGAAGCATTTGAGTAGCTTCCATCATATTGTGCAAATCTAACTTATTACCTAACTGTTCCATACCGTCTGCAGCCTGATCTCCACTTCGGCCAACACTTTGTAACGAGTTCTCAAATTGCTTTAATGTAGTTTTAGCTTGATTTAGTTTTGTTTCAAGTTGCTGTACTTCTGTGGAATTCTCACCATACACACGCTTTGCTGCACTTAATTGTTGCTCTAAGTTGTGGACGACTCTATCAGTCATTTCCATTTGCTGACGTAGTTGTTTCTGTGCTAATTCCAACTTATCTGCTTCACTAGCATTCTGGCCTAATTCAGCATTTTGGAGTTTAAAAGAACTTGTTAAACGTTTTTGTTCCGCCTCTAATTTCTTAGAATTCTCCTGTAAATCAAGTAACGTACCACGTGCTTCTCTCGCTTCAATGGCTTGCTCTGAAAGACCTTCATTCACTCTTTTCATTGCAGTATTAAGAGAAGTTTCAGCACGTTCTGCATCTAGTAATTTACCGTACATTTTATTAAGCTGTTCAGCTGTTGTATTGGTATCTTTAGACATTGCTTGATACTCGGAACGCAACATTGCTGTACGTTTCTTTGCTGCTTCCATTTGGATTTCTAACTTTTTCTTTTCAGCTGCTAATTTATCGGTCATCGTTGCATCTTGACCCATTGCGGCGATATGGTTCTTATATTCCTTAGCTGCATTGTTCATGACCATGTTAATCTGCTTCAATGTCTGTGCATACTGAACTTGTCCGTCCATTTTAAAATTAAGTACGACGTTTCTTTCCTTATTATTCCCTGACATTTTTTCACCTCATTTCTTAGTAGAATGGAGTTTGATCTAATGTATAGATTTGTTTCTCTTTCTTCTCAACCAATGCATCAGGATTGTTGTATCTAAGATGCATGATGTATTGCTTTAAAAAATGATTAGGAGTGATTTTCCAAAAATCATCCATACTTAAACCCAGCAACGTATTACCGACATAAAAATAAAAATCCCAATCCAATTCGGACTGAGATTCATTATTTTTATTCAGTATGTTTTTTACTTTTTTTCTTGCTTCAGCTTCTCCATATCTTCGGCTTGGAAATCTTGATTATTAAAGATTTCAAACACAGATTGGAATACACCAGGTAAGTCATTTAAAGGAATAGAACCTTTAACCTCCTCCAAAGTACACTCAGTTCCTCCAGTACGCATCATTGTGTAAATCAGTATATACATCAATCGAATTTCATTTTTCCCCATAGTAACAGTTCCTGTTTGTAACATATCATTCATTTCTTTTTGAAACTCATGATATGGCTTCCCAAATGCTTCTTCTAAATAAGGGAAGGATTCAAATGTGAAAACAACCGGGATTTCTGCCTTTTGTATCTTAATTTTATTTCTATTTATATCAACGTTAACTAAATCACTTAAACGTGTCATATTATCACTCCTTACCTGTATTAATTTTCGTTTCAGGCTTCCCAAGTAAAGCCAATTGAGATTCATCACAAATAACTTGTTTTAAGAAGTCTTCCATAGTAATCCCTTTAGCTTCTGCATCACCAGTATCTAATTCAGCTTGTGTAACATCATTAAATAGTAATGGATCAGCTGTAATTGTGTATGCAATGTCATCCACAACCATTTCTTCATTCTGTGTTTTCCAGGATTCCTCTACTGGAGCCACTGTACATTTTGGATACCAACGAACAAGCTTGGTTCCATCGTTTAAAGGAAACACAACCCCTACTGCAAACTTTGGATATTCTTTGGCTTTTGAAGTTTCAAAAGAGACACCTTTTTTACGTTCTTTAGCAAAGATTTTATCTTTCACTTCACGGTTTAGACCAGCAAGATTAAACGCTAATCCAAACGCTGTATTTTTTACGACATTAATAATCTTTTTATTAGATGCCCATTTCGTAAAGTTTGTAGTTGTGTTTGAAATCGTTAAATCTGAAATGTTTGTTTGTTTATAAATTGTTTCATCATAAGTAGGAAGTGAATCTGTTGTCTCATCGCCTTCCATCATACAAAGGTATAAATCTTCAATACCAACGGAATATTGAATTTCTTTAGTTTCTGTTCCCATTTCTATCATCCTCACATTCTATCTAATATTTTTTGTGCCATAATATCGGCAATCTTATCGCCTTCCGCATCAAACGTGTTTTGAGAAAAATGTAATCCTTTTACACGCCCTTTGCCATTCGCCTTTTTATGGCCATGTTCAGCTAAGTACCAATACCATGCTGCATCTTCAAATTCCACAGATACACGATCATTTTTCACAACGACTTTTAAACTATTTTTCAAATGTACCCGTTTGTTCTTATTCGACATTTTGATACGCTTTTTTAATTGTGTCGCAAAATACTTTGCTGCTTCGTCTAATACATCAAGGCTTACTTGTTTATCTACCCTTAATAATGTATTGATATCTTCCAATGCTTCCGCAAATCCATTATTATTTCTAGCCATTTGCACACCTCACATACGTTATAAACTGCGTGATAGTGTCGTCATTCTCGTCATAAGGAAAGCCCTCAAATGAATCGTAAGACACACCAGCATCATTAAAAACAACCTTTAACGTTTCAAAATCCTTTTCGGTACCGTTTGTTATAACGGCAATTTGATATAGCGGCATTGAATTTATAACCTTATTAGAAGCCCTCTTATGCCGTTCATTCACAAATTCATACACAATATAAGGGTAATCTGCACCTGTAGGAGCACTATCGCGAGAAACTGGGATACCGGATTGCTTCATAAGTGTTCGTAACTGCTCAAAATTAATTTGCATAAGAAAGCGACACCTCCATTAAACGGTCTTCTTCACGTACATAAATACGCTCAATATCGTAAATACGACTACCAACTTTTACACGATAATCCTTTTGATTATTTTCAATATCACGATCAATACGAACTTCAATTTTCTTTACAATTTCATTCGTATCTTTTGTTGTAAATTTATCAGTAGCTGTAACTCCAATAGTGTTATAACGAATTTTCCGTTCTAACGGATATCCCATAACAACACGGTCTGTATCTGGGTCAATTGTTTCTCCTAATTTGAGTAAATCCCCCAGCCATTTGAGTTTATTTGTCTGTCGCTTCGGCATCACTAAACACCTCCTGGACAAAGAAAGGAGTCAGTGCATCGAGTGCTTGTTCTAATTCCTTTTCAGAAACACGATATTCATACATAATGCCGGCAACCATAATCACTAAGTATTCGGTCTGTGAGCCTGTCGCATTCTGCACATACTTTTGTGCACTAGTTATATAAAAAGAGAGCAAAGAATCATCCATGCCCTCTTCCCAATGAATATGTGATTTTAATATTGCAATTAAATCATTCATATTAAGCTCCGGTAGAAGCTTTTAAAACGTATTTATAAACTGGAACCTCAAACGGTGAATGAATTAATTGAGCATCTAATAGATTCCAAATACGGAAACCTACACGATTTGTACGTGAGAATAATTCAACTAACTTTTGTACTTCTAATGATCCAATGACATCTTGAATGTAGAATTTAGAAAAGTCACCAAAATAGAAGACTGGTGTATCTGGTGCACCTGTAATATCAATTGCGTCCTCTTCCTCAACTGGGAAGCCTAATAACGTATAACCAATTCCGCCTTCGGCTTGATTAAATGGACGAAGTAATGGGAATCCATCATCTGTTTTCATCGTTTCAATCTTAGTTAACGCTGCTGTATTTAACACCCAACGACCTTTTTTACGTACTTCTTTAACTGGTGTATTTTTCATTTTTACTAATACGTTGTATAGATCCTTCTCATCCGTTTTAAATTCAGCTGCTTTCTTGGCTAATGCACCGTCATTCACATTATCTTTTTCATCGCCATTTACCATGTATTGAATTTCTTTACGAACATAAGCTTTTTTCAATTCGTCCATAACAATTTGTTCAATTGGTAAACCTGTACGCGCTAATAGTTTTTTCGTTACTGTAGCAAGTGCATCAAACTCTGTAGGTGATAATTCGATTTCATCGAATTCAATATCTGTTTCCGGCATTTCATTATTTGTTCGCTCATTTTTATGCCCTTGAGCTTCTGCCTTTTTAACTAAAACAGGGTACTTAATATTTTCTTTTGTTGATACGCCTGTACCTAATCGGCGTAAGAAGTTCTCTTCTTGAGCATACGTAATAATTTCTTTACTTAAGAAATCTGGAATAGTAACAGAACCATTACCAGTAACTAAACCTAATGAACGTGCTTCTTTTTCATCAATATTACCTACAATGTAGTTAGCAAATACGGAACGAATTTCTGTTTCTTTGTTTGTACGATGACCTTTAGTAGAAAGAGCTGCTGCGATAGATGCTGAAATAGCTGAACGTTGTTCTTCTGAAAGTTCCGTTTTAGTATCCGGATTTTCTTTTGCTGCTGGGTCTTCTTTTTTCTCTGGATCCTCATCTTGCTTTTTGTCTGGATCTTCTTCCTTTTCTTCCGCTTCTAATTTTGCTAATTCATCAGCAAGAGTTTTCGCTTCTTCTGTTAATGCTTCTACTTCAGCCTTAACTGCTGCTAATTCTTCCGAACGAACTTCATTCTTTTCTACTTTTCCTTGTAGTTCTGCTAATCGAGATTTAGCTCTTGTTAAAGATGCGTTTAAGATTTCTTTTAAGTTCATGTTAATTTTCCTCCAGGACTTTTTTTATTTGTTTAATAATTTTGTTTCTTTCTTCTGTATCATCTTCCACAACTGTTTTTACAGCTGCTTCTGTACTTCTCATTTCAATCATGGTTGCATTTTCGCCCCTGGTTTCAATAGAAGTGGCAACATAAGCTGGTGTCATATCTAAAATAGAAACTTCTAAGAGCTCTAATTCTTCAATAGATCGTTTTTGAACACCAGATTCCCCCTCTTCCCATGAATCTTTTTCAGAAACAAAACCAAATGACCAACCACGTAATTCTTTATTTCTTGCCTTCTTAATCACTTGTTCATCTGTAACTGTAGCAATGGCTCTTAAACCAATATTGTCTTCATACAATTCCAGATTTCCATTTTCAATAGAGCCAAGCTTTCTATTTTTATCGTGGTTAAAAAGTAAGTCCACATTCTTTGCCTTCTTTAACGCTTTTTCAAACGTCTTAGGGACAATTCTCTCTTTGAAATATCCCCTTGGAGAAGGCAACATTCGACTTTCTCTGTCCACAACATTCACATAACCATCAAGTATGACTTGATTCCCTCGGACCTCAATTTTCATTCTCTTCACCCCCTCCCAATGAAGCATCTGCCGCTTCTTTCTTACCGATTTCAGTTATGTCATTTGAAATATAAATAGCTTGTGATTCTTTTGTATTTTGTTTAGGGAATCCAAGCATATCGGCAACATTATCAGGTGAAGTAATGGCTGTACGTACAAGGTTGTAACCAATATTCGTTTTGTTGCTATAAGTAACAAAATCAAGAATATTAATCTTAAATTTGATACGTTTCCCCGAATTCTGGCCATAAAAAAGAAGACTCAAATGGTCTTCAAAATTTTTCATTATTGGTCTTACTGCTTTGTTGTGGATATACATCATTGCTTTTTCAATATCTTCTTTGATTAGCTCTGTGTATGTATCTACATTTATGCCTAAAAACTTACCCAAATCCTTTTTGTATACGTTTAGGTATGCTAAGGTCTTTTCATCGTCTAATGGGCTTTTAAGCGTTTCTATTGAGTACCCTTTTCCAAGTGGAATCATCTTAACGGACCTTGCGTCGTCAATTGATTCTAGTTGATCTAAAATCGCATTGATTAACTTTGACTGCGCACCATTCTGTGGATTGATATGGGCATCCAAATTTAATAAGAATGCTAATAATCCACCCTTTTTATATTTGTCAGTTAAAGTTTTCTCAGCCGACATAACACCCTCGAGTGTATCTCTTCCCAAATCAAGAAGACCTTTTCCTCTTAAGTGATCTGCACCAATATTTTTCACATGACGAATCATAAATGGCGGAATTTCTTGGCCACCAATATTAAAATGCTCTACTAAATTATCATCTAACTCTGTAAAAACGTTTGAAGCTAAATGTATTTGAGCACCATTTAATATAGGGAATGTTTCTCCCTCGAGTAAGTAGGTATTCGTCATTAATTTAATGAATTCAGATTGTGTTAGATAATTGTTAGGATTTCTTAAGATTTGAAGTGCAATATCATCTTTAATTTCATTCCCAAATTCATCTTCCACAACAATATCAGCCAATACCATTTGATTACTAATATCTTGTAGCAATTCGTAAACATCACTAGACTGCAAGATATTTGAATCTGTTACATATACACCACCGTAACGAATGCTTTTTCCTAAAACATCATCAAGATAGCCGCGCTTTTCAGCCTTTTTAAATAAATAATTTGAAAACCTATCCCTTAAACCCAATTTCTCACCGCCTTTCTATCTATAAATATCACCAATCAATTCATCCATACCTTCTTCAGATATGCTATCCATAACCATCATCGTTTCTTTATGAGCAACTAAAAAAGCAACAAATCCATCAATCTTTTTTTTGGACTGTCGCTTACTTGGTGCTTTCATTCCATTGATATTTGTTACTACTACAACATTAAGAGCACAATAAACAAATAAAGGATTATCAGTAATTAAACGCTTTTCATAAATTAGTATTTCTGAATCATCAAGCATTGCGTTCATAACGTTTGGATATTGATTTACTGCAATACACTCTAAACCGAGATTTTCAAGTTTTTCTATTAACTTTTGAGACATCGCTGGATCGTAGTTTATTTGTTGCACATCGTACAAATCCATGCATTCAACGATATATTCCATAACTTGATCCTGGTCAATCATCTTTCCATCACAAAACGTAGCAAAACCACGTTCAACCATATCAGTATATGGAACGTTGTCCTCTTTTTCTTTAAAATCAATATTTTCATTAGGAAGGAAATACATCTGTTTCACTTTTATTATTGACCTTCCTTCATCATCATGTGAAGGGAAGTTTAAACTTACACATGTTAAATCTGTTGTTTTAGATAAGTCCAATCCTAAATAACAAATTTCACCTGTAAGGTCACCCAAATCTTCCACAAGAACATGTTGTACTTGATCATGCTCAAAATAATTATCAGCACCATTTACGAAAACATTTAAGTGCTTGGAAAGGAACTCAGCTTTTGAATGTGCGGACTGCTTCGCTTTTTTAAACTCGATTTCAAGTTGCTCCATCGTAACGGAAACGCCAATATTCGGGTTAACCATTTCCCAAACCTTACGATCTTCCCAATCATAATTTTTATTTGGTTCCCAAATTGCAACAAACAAGGAATCATCATCATCATTTTCAAGAACAAGCTTCGCATATTTATAAACACGCATCCCAACAGAAGAAGCGCCCTTACCAGCCGTTGAAATATTAAGCATCATTGGTTGTTCACGAGAAATCTGCGCTGATTTCAAGTTGTCGTACATGTCCATATTTTCTTGCGCATGGAGCTCGTCATTCAACACAAAATAAGGGTTCTTTCCTTCAAGACCCTTAGTATTTTTCGTTAATACTTTGAATTTATTTTGATACGCAATTCCATCAATATTATAACGATACATTGCACCACTGACTGTACCATTAACACCTTTATAAATTTGCGTGGGACTTGCCAAAGGCTCAGAGTTTTCTATTGCTTGTGCAATTGGTTCGGCTGCATTTTGTGCTTGTTCATAATCTGAAGCTGCACAGTAACAATCCGCTCCGAGTTCAAGTTCTCCATACATAGCATAAAGTAATGCACCCGCTGCAATAATTGTTTTTCCGTTCTTCTTTGGTACTTGAACATATGATTCACGAATAACACGGACTGTTTTTCCTTTTTCATTTTTATGATACCAACCATACATATTCGCAAAAACAAACATTTCCCAAAGCTCTAATTCCATCAATTGACCTGCAAGTGGTCCTTTAACATGACGGATGAACGATTGAACGAAATCCAACATTTCATTTGCTCGATCTACATCAAACCAAATATCTTTACGCTTTTTCCACTTCTTATAACGCTCTACAGCAAGAATGATCGATTTCGGGTATTTCTTTTTATTACGCATGACGTTATTCGCATACTTATCAGCATAGTTAACGCCTGGTGTAATAATCATTTAGATTTCCGCCATTTATTCCGATGAGCTGCTAATTCATCTTTAGGTACATTTTCCGGAACAATTTTAGGCGTTTTTTGCACACTTTTCCCCTTATTCGTCATTCCAAGCGATTCTAGCATTTTATTCTTCTTATCATTCCAAGTTTCAACTTGTTGAGCAAGTGGATGTTTCATTTCATTTGTCGCTCCAGCCTTATTCTTATGCGTTTTTGTAGCTGCAAAACCATCATCTTTCCATTCATCAAACATAGTTTTATAAATGATAAAAGCATCTAAATAATTTTCAATTAATGGTTCCAGTGAAGGTGTGAAATTCTCCTCATCAGTCAATAATTTTATGATTCTATTTCGTTCTTCATCCCTTGCAACATCTAGCATTTCCAACTTTTTCTTCTTTGACATTCGAGCCATTTTCACACCCCCCTTCATTTTTAAAAAATGGTGCAACTATTGATGTGCCCCCTACGCTACCTATCCTCCCCAGAGAGGAAATTTTATTTTTTGATAGGGGGGCTATTGAAATAACTTGGGAAAACTGTTCTCTTTTTATCTTCATTCTCTTCGATTGTATGACAAACTGGACAAAGTAATCTTAAGTTATTCTCTTCTAATTTAAGTGTTTCATCTTCTTTAATTGGTATTACATGATGAACATGAGCACGCCTACCAAAGACGAATCCTCCACATCGTTGACAACATCCCTTCTCTCTTTCATATACCTTTGACCTTACATACTTCCATGCATCAGTACGATAGAATGGTTTGTTCTCATGATGATAGATGTTCTTCTTGTCTTTCTTCTTTCTTGGTTTGTTACGCTTATGTTCTTCACAGTAACGACCTTTGCTTATCTTGTTACGGCAGCCATTGAAGTCACAGTACTTCATGATAGTAATTCAATGATGTCTTCTTTCTTTTTAATATCAGAAGGAATATCAATACCTAACTCATCCGCATACTCACGTAACTCTTTAACTGTCATGTTACTTAGTACTGGTACTTCACTAACCACCGTCATATCTTTACCGTTTGCTAAGTCCACGCCCATGATCATACTCTCAGGATTAACAGTTACTTTGAATCCTGGTTCTTCACCAGTTGGAACAAATAGACTCTTCTTCTTTTCATTATCCCAATACTCTGTACCTGATATTGTTTTTCTAATTTCAGTAATCATTTACTCTACACCACCTATGTAATTTTTGCATAATAAAAGAGCAACCAATTAGTTACTCTTGCATAACAAAAAACGTGATTTATTCTGAGACTTAAGAATAAATCACGTTTTAAGAAAAAACATATATTCAATAGATGTTTACGCCCTAGTCTGGTGTTTTCCACACCTTTCAACGTACAGCTGAATACGACATTATATATTTTTAATCTTGCTGTACGCTCAAAGGAAGGGAAAACCCTCCCCTGTATATGAAGTTAATATTAAAAAGTGGAATGAGCGTCCACCTACTTATTTTCACATAATTTCATTACTTGAATATCTATATTTTTTCCTTATAAGCAGAAAAATGGGTATCAAAAAAAGAGCAACCATGCATCAGTTGCCCTTTCGTCAAAACTCTTCTTATTTACTTTTATCCTTATCCCAATCACCGCATTTTATATTTCTGACTACACGTCATATGTCGGTGACTAGGAGAAGAGCAAAAGCTCTCCCCAGGAAATGACTTTAATTTGTATCAAGGGTACTGTCAGGAAAATGCGGATTTATAACGCTAAGCCAATTTTCAAAACGGTTCCCCACTTTAAAAAAACGAACCTAATGATTCAGAAAGTTAAAGATTAAACTTCTACTCCTACTGCATCATACCATTTAGGGCCATTTCTCCAAATTGGCTTTTTAATTGTAGTGTCATAATACTGAAAACCAGTTGGTGCAATAGTTGGTCTTTGAAGGTTTGTACCAATCTCTGCATCTAGAGGCTTATCGTTCACAGTTACTTGGTGAACTCCCTTATTAACATTTTCGGCATTTTTGGCATCGGGTTTCCAATACAAGTCTAATGTGTCATCCTCGATGATTTTAGAAAACTTTGCATTAGTGACACCATCATAATCTGTTGCAACAACTGATTTAGATGTTGAAATAGGAATCGAAGGCTTCTTATATGTATCATACTTCGGAGTATCTGCGCCCCAGTTTTTAGGTGACACTGAGAAAGCATCAATTCCTAAAACGACAGAGCCGATATATCCATTTGTGAAATAAGTTTGGTTCTTTTTCATTACGCAATCAAGAGCAAATGTTTGAGTTCCAAATACTTCTTTGTATGTTTTATTACCTAAATCTGATTGTTTTTCTTGAAGATATCTAACCGCTTCATAAACCCTCCACTGGTCACTCACTACTTGTTTTCCGTTGTCATTTTGGTAATAGAACATATTCTCAAACATGACATAATCTTTTTCATTAATCACAGCGGGAACTTTATTAGGGTTTCCGTTAAAATCTATCCAATCTAAGTAAACATTAGAAGGTCTAAATACCCAATCGATATTCCAAGAGTTTGCAATACAATTCATTCCTTTAGAGTGAATATGATTAACCACATCATTTTGTAATTCTCGTGTTACTTTATAATCGTAACCATATTCATCAATAAAGATTCCAGTCGCTCCTACTGTTGCCCACTCATCTACATATGCTTTGAATTGCCCTACAGTTAACCTTGTAGATGGCTCAATTTGTCCTAGTGGTACATATCCAAAAATCTCAAGGGAAGGTTTTTCTTTTCGTAATTTTGTAACTACATTAACTGTATTTTTATATTCTTCATGAGATGGATGTTGATACTGGTCTCCTAATACTACAATGTCATACTGTTTGAAGAAATCTACTGCACCATCAACACTCCAAGCATTATTAATAGATGTTGGATACCCATAAAATAAACAAGCATCTTTAACAGGTTTTTTCTTTTCTTCTACTACATTTCTTATTGTTGTCATAAACATTCTCCATTCTTTTTATCGTTTTAGTTAGTCGTATATAAAATTATAAAAAAAGAGCAACCATACATCAGTTACCCTTTCTTCAAAATCTTATGTTATTACTATAATTCATGTTTTCAAGAGTTAACATTCATAAAACTGGGTGTCAGTAAAGTGCAAGTTCTTCAGCGAACTTTATTCTTTTTATTATTTCAGCATGTTTCTTATAGATATAGCTAGAACTGTAATTCATAACCTCAGCTATTTCTTCTAACGTCATTCCGTCCACATACTTCATTTTTAATACTTTGTTTTCTAACCCTTTAAATGTACTAATCAATTTCAACAAGTCGTGCATTGTATTCATCTTATGTGCTAATTCATTTTCCATTGCTTCAATACGTTCTTCTACCTTTGCCCCTTCCGATTCAGCAGTTAAACGTACCTCTCGCAAATCACCACTGATCCAGCGTTTTAATTCAGCTTTTGTTTTGTCTAAGTTGTAATCTAAGTATGCGATTCGTTCTTCTAATTTCTGATAGTCTTTCAGCCAGTCAAACAAATGATGATTCACCTACTTTCTACTTAAAAACTCTAAACATCGTAAAACACGTTTATTTTTGTTTCTAAGACGTTTTACCATCTACACGACCAAATATATTAAGAAGGAAAAACAACTTATTTTTTTCTCAATCTGATAAGCCGTTTTTTCGGAAAAGTGTTTAAAATATTTATTCAGCAATCTTTTCTTCATCAACAATTTTCAACTGACCAGGAGCAACCTCTGTTGCTCCATCAGGATTAACTTTGTAATCTACACCTTCATGTGGTTCCTCATAAAATTCATCAATCGACATTTGTGAAGGCTCAAGGATGATAGAAACATTTTCACCAGCGAATGGATAAAGTTTATTTATTTTATCTTTTGTATCGCCTTTTACATTGAATTTCAGAACGGTCTTCTTGCTATCACGTTGAATTGAAGCGAATTCAGCACCAATTGGCTCAACATCACTTTTCTCCACAGTTAAATAAACAATTGTACCTGGCATTTTTAATAGATCATCAGCATGTGGTAATTCATCACTTAATACGTGGAACATTAAAACTTCCTTTTTATCGTCCTTTTGCATTTTCTTGAATAATACGTTCAATTTTACGTTTGTCATGGTTCAGGCTCCTTTTGTATTAGATTGATATTAGAACTAAAGTTTTCCTGTTATTTCTGTACGTTTCTAGCCTTAGAAAGTCTTTCAGCCGCTTTCTGTCTTTGTTCTTCCGTCATAACTCGTAAATTTTTCATTGTTACTTGTTTTTCTTGAAGAATGCCTTTAACAGCTGTTGGCCTTCCATCCTCTTCTTCTAAGGTTTGTAACTCACATAGATTACTAAGTTTTCGAATGTGTTTCGGTACAGTAGAGTAAACGTTCCACTCACCTGTACTATAGTCAAACACCAATGTAGTTTCTTGTTCTTCACGAGAATAAATCATTATTCATATGACCCCTTTCTTCAGATACTCACGAGCCATATATAAGAAATGATGATATATGTAATTACCTGTTGTAGCTGGCTCAATAAACACTGTCGAGAATCCATATCGCACTTCAAATGTTTTTAAACTACCAAGTAATGCTTCTGGTTTATATTGGCTTATATACTCACCTTTTAATATTTTTTGATAGCCTTTTAGATCTTCCACAAGTAGAACAAATGGATGTTTAGCAGCACGAATCAATTCATTTTCAAATCGTGTACGATCTTTAATTGATTGAACTAATTCATCTACACCATTTTTACGCTCTACCCCAGCACTTAAATAAATATCTCGTGTAATCCCCATCTCAGGATTCTTAGGAATTACCGCTGAATAATCGGCCGTATCAATTTTTCTAAGTCTGAATGGAACATCCTTTTTACGGAAATAATCAAGTACATGTTGGTTTTTCTGTTCCCTTGTATCCACCATGATTTCCAATGTATCCAGTATTTCTTTTAACTCTTTTTCTGAGTATCGATAATGAATTTCTTGCATTTATTTCACCTTCCTAAAGTGCGACATTGCACGATTGAATATTTCTTGTGAAAGCTCGTCTGTTAATTTATTTTCATAGTTTGCTACTGATTCTTTTACATATAACCAGCCATTAAGCGAGAAATTCAACGTTAATTCCATAACTAACCTTGCAGCGGCTTCATCATGATTGAACCAATCATTTATTTTCGGGTTCATATCTTGCTCAATGCCGATAAAAAAATTAATAATTTTATCTATCGTTTGTTTTACCGCATGATCTTGATCGGAATAATCCCCTTGTAAATATTTAATAATCCGTAGCTTATATTCTTTAATAACGGATTCAATTTCAGGAGCAATCTTTTCATGGTTCTCAATATATAAGTCATTTCTATCAAGAACGAGCTTCGCTCCCATCGATTGAACATCAGCACATATTTGTTTCGGATGCATATTACACCTCTTTTTCTAAAAGGGTTATCGAGGGTTACTAAGTTTTTCATTCAGTAACCCTCTACAAATCCAGTCGTACCAAGGGTTCAAGGCTCTTTTTGGTCATCAGGGTTACTAAGATTACTTGGTTATCTATTAAAGCCCTATATATATATTATTTTTTTATTTATTTATTTTCTTATAGGCTGTTATAGAAAATTCAGTAACCCTCAGTAACCCATAAGCTATAAACATTGATATAACAACATTTATAAGGGTTATTGAAAAAATAGTTTAGTAACCCTTAGTAACCCAAAATCAAACTTTTTTCCTTTTTATAGGAGTTATGTTGTCCTTCTCTTCTTTTTCCTCACCAGAAAATAGACTAGCTCCTGCAAATTCGTTTAATGTCATTCCATGAATAAAGGTTTTATTTTTTGATCCTTTTTCTTTTTTAAAACCACGTATTTCTAATTGGCGATAAAAAGCACGATTCTTTAAATCCATTTCATTATTTTGATAACACCATTTTGTATAATTTTCATAAAGTAACTTCGCTTCAACTCTTGCTGTCGAATACACCGCACAATTCTCATCGATAAATGGTCCAAGTATATCCATGTCTTCACGATATTCTGCGGTCGCTGCCTTCACAGCTTCAGGTGCACGCAACCCTTCGGTCTGCCACTTCATACAACCCTCAACAGCCCAACGCAAAACACCTGGCATTTCTTTTGCTAATTTATCTGGTAGATCATAATCAATCTTGTCTTTCGGAATTGTTACGGTAAATGGAATAAGCATAATCCTTCTCCAAATACCTTCATCCGAACCTTTAACAATTGGTTTATGGTTTGTTGTGAAGAATACTTTGAACTCAGGTGTAAACTCGAAATATTCCTGGCGTAAGAAACGAGCTGACATTTTCTCACCACCAGTGATTTGTTTAACCAGGGCTTCAGATAATTGTTGCCCTTCTTCACTCTCAACAGCTGATACAAAACGCGCCCCATCAAGTCGGGCTACATCGTTATTGATTCCTGAATCATTTCTCTTTTTGAGAAAAGTATCGCTGTTTGTCTGCCTTCCATAATCACCAAGTAAGTCCTGGATGATGTTAATGAAAGTAGACTTACCATTACGACCATTACCGAATAAGAAAAACATTACTTGCTCTTTTGTTACACCGGTTAATGAATAACCAATAGCTTTCTGCAGATAGTTAATTAATTCATGATCTGGTTCACCTGCAGGTGTTTTAAAGATACTTTCCATGAAAGACTTCCAGTTTGGGCATTCAGCATTTTTGTCATACTTAATCGGAGAAAGTTTTGTTAATAACAAGTCACGATCATGTGGTAATAATTCACCAGTCTTTAAATCGATAACTCCGTTATCACAGTTAAAAAGAAAACTATGAGAATCTAATTCTTTTTTTCTAACTGACACCATTGGTTTTACATCCAATATGCTATTAATTCGGATGGACCGTCTTTCACACTTCTTAGCCCAATCATGCAGCAACTTTGATTGATATTTATCTTCTGTAGCTTTTGCTTCCCCATATATAGCTCTAAGTGTTTTTGCAGTGATAGCTTCAATTTGTCTCTTACTATCCTCATGCCAATGCTTACCGTTCCATATAAGCCATTCCAATTCATTGCAATAGCGAACATTATCGCCATGATAATATGCAATTCGTTCTGCATTTCCTAACTCAGTTAAATGAAATTTTGGTGCTTCATCGATTATTTCCTCAGTATCTTCAATTGAGTTATCGGAAATATAAACCTCATACTTCTTCTCTTCAGGTGGTTCATAATCAGCAATTGTGGAAGGCGTAGAAAGGATTGCTGTATCAATTGTCATTTCCCCATATGTACGACCATCACTAGAATGTGGTTTATCCCACTTCTCACGAAGTAAGGAAGACTCTCTAAACATTGAATCCATCTTTGCTGAATCTTTATCAGTCCAAAATGCTAAATGATTACATAAAGCCATATCAGTTGAAGAGTGGTCACCGTTAATCAACATGCCCTGGAATAAATCTTTAATGGCTGCACCGCTTTTACTATCAAACATTCGCTCCCATAATTCTGCATTTGATAAACTAGTAATGTCCTCCCGTTCAAATGAAGTAGTACTTTGCTTCTTCTCAGGCTTTGGCTTTTCTTTCAAATACTTCTCAAATAAAACTTTTAATTCATCCGTTCTATCTTCCACAGGAACTTGATCTAAGCAATCACCAGTAAAAGTGAAATAACGTCCATGCCTATATACTTCCAATCCGATATCAACATTTTTCCGTCCTGTACCTGGTCCTTTTAATGGCAGCTTACCTTTTGCAATAATGTGGATGCCATCACCACTTGGTGAATATTCCGTGTAACTATTGACTGTTTCAATAACATCCTCAGCTATACTTGTAAGCGCACCTTCTTGGATACAATGGTCAATATCTATTCCAATGAATGGATCATCCTTTGAAAACATGAATCCGATTCCGTCATAATCTCCTTGTTCATAGAATTTTATGATTGTCGGGAACGTTGACCAGCTTCGCTTATTATTTGATTGAGCCATTTCCCCATTGATTTGATAAGGAACTTTTGTTTTCTTACCGTTTCTTACTTCTGACCGCCATAAGATCCAATGAGGAGTGTTTTTAAGCTCTGCCGGTATTTGATTAAATTTATATCTCATTTGATTTTCTCCCTTTGGAAAAGGGAGCCGTTAGTAGCTCCCTCCTATTTGAATCTTGTTAATTAATTTTTAGAATGGTACATCATCATCTGAAACTTCAACGCTAGTACTTGGCGCTGATACCTCAGATACTTTAAATCCATTTACTTGCGGATATTTTTTACCGTTATACTCACGCTCACCTACTACTAATCGCAATGGCTTATTAAGGAATGTATCAGCCCATTCTTTATAGCTACCAAATTGCATTCCATCAGGGAACTGTGCTGCCTTCGATGCTGCTTGGAATCTCCACATTGCTTTTTCAGTAACCGTGAAGTTATCAAATAAAATCTTTTGACCTTGGAATGGCTGCTCTACATCACTACGAATCTCATAATCAACTACTACTTGATTATTTCCTGAAGCTGCTTGCTTTAATTCATAATTAACTACTGTTGCTTCATATTCTCCTGGCTTAATTACCTCAAATTCAGCTGCTTGACTATGATCTACTTTAAACATTATTTTTCCTCCTTGTTGTTAAAAGCTTGTAATCTATCTAATGCAACGCTTAAATATTTCATATTGAAATCTTCAAGTTTTTGATTAGTTTTAAATTCAATTTCAGAAAGCATCTTCGCTGCATCATCACTCGTACTAACAATTTCTTTAATTTGAGCAACAAGAACATTTCTTTCATTTTCTTCCTCAACTTTTACATCAATACCAAGTTCAAGCCATTTGTATAACTTACGCCCTACCTCAGCAGTAATCTTCTGTGGATGTCCTTCGAACATTTGCGTATTATCCTTTGAAGTATCAGCTACATGATCAATATCGATTACAAAATTAAGCATGAATTCATATTCCATTTCATCCTTTTGCACTGGCTTAGTACCAACTTTACGTGGGGCCATTTTCCCTTTTGCATCAGGTTCTACTACATACTCAGTTTTAGTTCGCAAAGTTGCTAATATATGAACATTGTTCTGAGTTAACGTTTTTATTAATTTAGTAGTTTCAGATGAAAGCTTGCCCCAGTTTTGAAATGAGTTACCAGACATTTCACCATGAGTTTCTATAATGCCGCCTTCACCTTGCCAGTTATGTGATAATGAATCGATGATAAGTACTTCGGCACCAGCCTTCTTCATAACTTGAACCGCTTCGTTATATCTTTCAGTTGTGTACGGTGGAGTGAAGTTAATATGTAGGAAATTCCCTATTCTCGTTTCGCCATACACAAGACCTACATGAAGTTTTGAGCGTTCATGTTCTGTATCGATAACACCAATCTTCTTCCATAATTCTTCTTCCGATAAGTTCGGATATGATTCTTGCATCATCCCAAATGCCGTAAGTAATGCACTACCTGTTTTACCTGATCCACTACAACCGATAAAACCAATTACAGCTTTCATTTTTTCACGTTTCGCTTCTGTTACTTGAAACATGGAATCATTCCTTTCTAAAAATGAACTAATGAAATTTCTCTAATATGCTTCAGTAATTTAAAACATTGCCTTTCATTAAACATACCTATATGTGCTTTTTTTGATGGAAGGCTCATAACTTCAGCCATCCATTTATATGCTTGTGAACGACTCATTCTCTTTGACTTCCACAATGGATCAAATGATTTATGAGCTCTCTTTCGCATTATCCTTAGATTTTTGTTTGCTAATGTTCCTAATGGTGTCTTTGTTTTCCCATGAGTCCCTACATAAGCATCACATGGACGGCAAACATATATGTTTGATCCATAATCTTTTCCATAGAATTCTTTACTGGACATAAACTTTGGTTCTTTGCCGCAATAAGGACAAAGCATTTACCTATACCTCCACACTATAAGAAATAGATTCGGGTTTAATCTTTACCCCTGGAACAATTTGTCCATCCTCATCCACAATTACTTTTTCACCGCTAATTTCTACAATCTTGAATTTCTTCTTCAAGTCACCCCATTTAACTTCTGTTTTTAAGCAATCATCAAGATGGTTTTCAATAGCATATTGAAGTACCTGGGCTTTATCTTTTTGCTCTGGCGCTTCACTACTCTTACGAGTTTTGGATTTACCGTAAGGTGTACTAATAGTTTTCTGCTTTGGATCCGCTGCAAGTTGTTCCGCATGATAACGTTGGATATGAGTTTCAAAGAATGAAATACTATTGTGGATGGTCTTCAATTCACTTTGCTCCCATTGTGCAATACGGTCACGTTCAACATTTGCCAAGGTTGTGACTTTCTTTTCTTCTGCTTTAAGTGCAGTCAATTTACGAAATGCCCAGTTAAGGCTTTCTAAATCATGAATTTCAAATCGTTGCTCCGCATCTTGTAATTCGTCAACTTCCGCTAATTCAATTGCTTGTAATGAGTTCATCGATATTACCTCCAAATGTATTTTTAATTTCTTCTTCAGTGTGAAGGGAAAGATAAGTTAAACCGTTTTTGGTGAAAGTGGCTTCAAATGGATATTCCGAACAATCACGTTTCACTACTTCAAGATTTCCTTGCTCATTTATGAGTTCTTCAAATAATTGATACCTGACATGTATTCGGTTATTATAGACACCCAAAATGCCAATTTCCTGTGCTAGACGTACAGCTTGTACATATTCTTCAATTTTTTTAATCATTTTGCACCACTTCATATTCCACAGTTTTTCTAACGAATACACCGCCAATTTGGAAAGATAATTCCTTCGCTGTATCGTAATTAAATTCCGTAGCATCATTTATATTTTTAGAGAAGTTTGTAATAAACAGACCATTAGCAACAAACAGTTTCCCTACCATTACCAAATATGAATTCTTCACTTCAAATTGTTCATTCATCCTAGGTCCTCCTTTACACGAATAAATTTCATGCTATAATGACTTTGAATTTTATTTTTCTAAATCACCTGTTGGCGCAGGTGTTTTTTCTTTTTATACAGCTCGAAAGCATTCAACATTTTTTTGCTCAATTAAGTATGCTGTTAAATTTTCTTCAAGTACGGCATTCTGTCCAAACATAAAATACTTATCATCCCACTTAATTTCACAACCATAGAAATCTTCAATTGGATGATCAGGTTCCTTAGTGCATCCCTTTTCACCAATCTCTTCCACAAATATTGCATCGATATTACTCACACCAATGTGGAATGGCACCTTTCCAGTAGCACCTTCATATTCAATTCCCGATAAAAAACCAAAGCTATTTTTAAAAGTTTTAAATTGTTTAGCTGTAAAACTTGCTGTAGCACCTGATTTAAAAACCAATGTTACTTCCTTCAATCGGTACACTTCCTTTCATTTGATTCCCCTTTTCTAGTAAAATATTTCTAGAAAGGTAGGTGATTAATATGAATTTATCAATTTATCTAAAACTCTTTTTCGCTAACACCTTTGGTAAGGTTAAAATTAAATCTACCTATAAACATCTTGAATACATGAACGAGAATAACTTTATTAGCCCTGTTTACGATGGATATACCGAAATTGGTGGTTTCCCAATACCAATTCCTAGGGACTGGTATACTATTACATCTGATGGTAAAAAAGCTATGTGGGATAAAGGTAGTCTTTTGAAAACTAGAATAATCTCGATACTTGCATTAATTATTAGCTTTTTAGCATTGCTGATTAACTTTTATAAAAAGTAAAAATAAGAACTGCTATTGATACTAATAAAGAAAATAAAGATGTATATAATGTTCTCTTAACTTCTTTTTCATACCAATTATTTGATTCCTCAATTGTTACTTTACCAACAGTTGAGGGTTTTTCTTTATTCCCCTCCACTTCATGATGCTTCACTTAACTCACCTCCCTTCGAGCTGAAACCTCACGGTTTATTTCGTATATTCTGCGCTTTGCTTCTAATTCAGTAATAATTAATAACGCGGGGCTCTTTCTCATTTCAGCGCATTTCTTTACAACATCTGATGCCTTCATTAATTTACTTGCGGATAATACTCCGTTCATGATTTGATACCTCCTAAAGTTAGTTACTTTGACATTCATCCTTTGTTCTTTCTTTAATTCTTTGAGCCACTATTCTTGGAACTGATGTCCTCATTAAGAATGCTTTTAAAAGTTTTATTGCTTCTGGGCTCGGACTATCTATTTTGCTTTGCTGTTCATCCACTTCAATTAATTGATTCATCATTTTAAATCTTCCTCACATATTTCAATACCTAAAGTGTCTGCTATTCGTTTTTTTTGTTTTTTTCCTTTCCTAGAACCCTTTAAGATATCTGATAAATAAGAAACTGAAATTCCTAACTCGGAAGCCAAAGAAGTAACAGTTAATTCACGTTCTAATAACGCCATCCTTACCTTTATTCCAAAACTTGAATATTGCACTCTTTCACCTACTTTCTTTTTTGCGAAAATTTGCGCTAAATTATTGACTATCAATTAGCAAATATGCTAAATTATATGTATGGAAAAAAGACACAGAAATCCCAAAGTAGTCGCCCCCCAGCGATCACTACAACTTTAATGCTACGGTATTTTTATGCCTTAATTCCGCTAACAAATTAGCTTACAGGTATATATTAATAGCATATTTGCTAAAAGTCAATGATTTTATAGCATATTTGCTAAATGTGTATCTGCGCTAAATCAGAAAGGTGATTAAAATGACTTTAGTTAATACGATTAAAAGTCTATGCGCACAAAGAAAAATAGCACTTTCAGCACTAGAACGTGATTTAGAATTCGGAAATGGAACTATACGTAGATGGGATACAACATCACCATCGGCTGAGAAACTACAAAAGGTAGCTGACTATTTCCATGTAACAACTGATTATCTACTAGGAAGAGAACCGTTAAATCAATTAACCAATAAGGACGAAAAAGATATTGAAAAAAGAATGGAAGAAATAAAACGTGACCTAATAGACTCACAAGGACTTATGTTTTCTGGTGAGCCAATGAGTGAAGAAGCTGTAGATTCTTTATTAGATGCAATGGAATACATTGTACGTCAAACAAAAGTTATTAATAAAAAATACATTCCTAAGAAGCATCGTAAAGATAATTAATGTAAGTTCAGGAGTGATCACATTGAAATTCGTAATAAACAACACAGTCAATCAACTTTGCAAAAAACATACTACCAAAGACCCTTTTGAACTTGCTCAATGTTTAAATATAAATATCATTTTTCATGATCTACACGAAGAAATTAATGGATTCTACAAATATGAAAAGAGAAATAAATTTATAGCTATTAATAGTAATTTATCTTCAACTATGCAAAGAACGGTGTGCGCCCATGAATTAGGACATGCTGTCCTACACCCTCAAGCGAATACACCGTTCTTGCGAAAAAATACATTTTTATCTGTTGATAAATTAGAAATTGAAGCCAATATATTTGCTGCGCTTTTGTTAATAGATAAAGATAGCATTACTCCAGGTGATACAAAAGCATGTATAGCATATAAAAATAATATTCCTGTTGAGCTTTTAGAATTTTATACGTTCACCAACAAAAAAATGAATATGATAACGAATTGAAAGGTGGAATAAAAAGTGAGATGTGCAATTTATGCTCGTGTTTCAACAGAGGAACAAGCTGTAGAAGGATATTCCATCTCAGCTCAAAAGAAAAAACTTAAAGCATATTGCGATGCACAGGAATGGGATGTCGTTGGTTACTATGTAGATGAAGGTATATCTGCTAAAAATACTAACCGTCCAGAATTGAAACGAATGATAGAACATATAGAAAAAGGACTAATTGATTGTGTTTTAGTTCATCGCTTAGATCGCCTTACAAGATCTGTACTGGATTTATATACATTATTAGATGTATTTGAAGAATACGATTGTAAATTCAAAAGCGCTACAGAAGTTTATGATACTACAACAGCTATCGGAAGATTATTCATCACCATCATTGCAGCACTAGCTCAGTGGGAGCGTGAAAACATTGGTGAAAGAGTTAGAGTTGGGCAACAAGAAAAAGTTAGACAAGGTAAATATACTTCACCTAGAAAACCTTATGGATATAATGCAGACCATAAAGAAGGAATATTAACAATTATAGAAGAAGAAGCGAAGGTCGTTCGTTCTATCTACAATGATTACTTAAAAGGTCACAGCGCAACCAGAATTAGTAAACGCTTAAACGCTACTAAGACTGCTGGACGAGATTACTGGAATGAAAAAGCTGTCATGTATATCCTTGAGAATCCACTTTACATTGGAACTTTACGCTGGAGAAAAGAAACAGAACATTATTTTGAAGTTCCAAATTCAGTACCAGCTATTATCGAAGAAGAAATGTTTAATAGCGTCCAAATATTAAGAGAATCCAGACAAGAATCGCACCCTCGTAGTCAATATGGTAGTTATATTTTCTCTGGAATTCTAAAGTGTCCAAGATGTGGTAGATCACTTATTGGTAACTACGTAGTATCGAAAAACAAAGACGGTACTAAGATCAAATACAAACACTATTATTGTAAAGGTCGCAAATTAAACGTTTGCACTATGGGGAATATGTCCGAAAGAAAATTAGAACAGGCTATAATACCGCACATTCTTTCCTTTTACATAGATGCAACAGATGAAGACGTTAAATTAGAAAATAGTAATACAGAAAATGAAATAGAACAAATTAAAAGTGAATTAAAGATTATAGAAAAAAGACGTAAAAAGTGGCAATATGCTTGGGCAAATGATCACTTAAAAGATGAGGAATTCACAGAGTTCATGCAAGAAGAAAATGAAAAAGAAAAAGTTCTAACAGAAGAATTGTATAAACTAAAACCAGCTGAAAATAAAAAGCTACAAAACGAGGAATTAAAAAACATTCTAAAAGACATTAAACTTAACTGGGCAAACTTAAACGATGAAGAGAAAAAAATATTCATGCAAATCATACTAAAAAAGTTAGTTATTGAAAGAAGCGATAAATTACACGCTTATAAACTAGAAATTGTAGAAATGGAGTTTAATTAATGATATATTGGATTAAACTCTTTTTATGTATTTCAAGAGGTTTTGCCCAAAAAAACTAGAACCATGTTTCCGGCAACTTCTCTCTATAATATCGAGAGGTTTTTGAAACACGAAAAAAGAATCCTCCATTTCAACAATTCGCGTAACCACTTGCTTTTCTCCTAGAACAACAGGAAGTAAGGCCATCGTTTTTTTACTTACAACATAATTTTCGACATAACGTTCTACTTTACTTTCCATATTCTACTATCTCCCTTTTCTATTTATAGTAGCAGCTGCATATATAATTTTAGCACCTATGAAAAGGAAATGCTTTACAGATTTCCCTTTTTTACAATACTTTATCATTTATCAAATATTTATTAAATTTAAAAGTAACTATATAATAATAAAATAATTCAAACCTGTACAAAAAATATTTATACTATCTATAAATATTTATAATCGCTTCCTCTTTTCACATCATTACAACAATTAACTTTGCTATAATTAAAATATAAATCAAATATACGGAGGTCTCTCATGGAAGAAAAGCAAGATCATCCAACAATTCAAATGAAAAACAGTAGCATTGTTATCGTAAAAAATTCAGCGAGTATTATATTCGGTTTATTTTTTATTTTACTGTTCTTCGCGAAGCCTTTTCGTAAATCTAAATGTCCAGAATGCAAGAAACGCGCAAAGAAAAAAGTTGGAAAAGAAGAGTAAAAGGCCTTCCTTTTTTGGAAAGTCTTTTACTCTTCTTCATCTTCAAAAAAACCGACTATTTTTTCTTCTTCATATTCATACTTTCTTCCGAGATTTTCTGTATCTCTTTCAATTTGTAATGTGATTATATATCGTTCTTCATCTAAAACATGAGAATGAGATTTTTTCAGATCAATTAACGTCACTTTATCATTTTCATAAGTTTTCGCGTACGCCTTTATCTCTTCAATTGTATTTTTTAAGTCCTCTTCATTACCTCTACGAACATCGAGTATTACTTCATTTATATACTTTTCCATCATATATATATCCGCCTTCTCCCCCAATATAATCGTTATGTTTGTATATTTCAACAACAAAAAAAAGGATGGCATAAGCCATCCTTTTTTCTATAATAAACTATAAAATTATAGTTTGATTACGTTTTTAGCTTGAGGTCCACGGTTGCCTTCTTCGATTTCGAAGCTAACTTTTTGACCTTCTTCTAAAGATTTGAAACCTTCAGTTTCGATTGCAGAGAAATGTACGAATACATCGTTTTCGCCTGGAACTTCGATGAAACCGAAGCCTTTTTCGTTGTTAAACCATTTTACTTGTCCTGTAACTGTCATAATTATTTCCTCCTAAGAAAATACATTTTATTATTTAGTCTTCATGTATAAAAAAAGAATCCACACATTATCAAATACGAAACATAAACTAGTTCTCACATACTTTTTCTCGTTCGTTTTCGGCACTTGATAATATATGGATTGCTTAATTTAATTATTCAACTGGTATTATCATAGCATACTTAAAATAGAATGTACAATCCTTTTTAAAAATAAAATTTCTAAATTTTATTATTTCTTATAAAATATAACCACACCTATTCTAATAAAGGAGGATTACATGGTAGAAATAATCCCTGAAAAAACATTAAAGAAAATTGAAAAAGATATTGAAAATAACAACCTCGGAAAAGCAAGAGATAGAGTACACGGATTAATCGCTACTTATCCGAATGAGTTAGAACTTAGAAAAAAACTCGGTGATATTTACTTTACATTACAATACCCCGAAATGGCTGGACGATATTGGTATCTTGAAAAAGAGAAAACAGATGTTATGCACGCGGCATGTCGACAGTTTGAAAAATCGATGGGAAATGATCCTTATCATATTGTACGTGCTTTAAAATTCAAAGGAGATCATGACATTATTACAGGACTACATACGGAACATCCATTACAGAAAAAAGTGGTAGAAAAACTCATTGATGATGATGATGATGAAGAAACATGGAAAGACAAGCTATTTGTATGGGGCTGTCTAGCATTATTCGCATTCCTTCTTTTTACTGCTACTATTGGTATATTCACTATAGTGAATTGGATATTATAA